ACACGGCCGGGCACACTCAGCAGAGCGAGTTTGCGTTTTTGTAGCTCGCTGAAGACGTGGCCGTCTTTCTCTTCGATGTCGTCGGCCAGTTCGCACTGGGCGATCAGGTTGCCGCGTTCGGCATCCTGCAGAATGGTGGCCAGCCGGGGCGGCGTGAGTCCGCTGGAGGGATGCTCGGCAAAGTGCTGCCGCAGGTAACCCAGGCGGGATTCGTCAGTTTGCAGCTGCTGTTCGCTGGGCCAGTCGATGGGGTTGCCGTTTAGGTCGATCAGTTTATCGGGCATTACCAGGCTCCGCCTTTAAAGTTGTGGGTGTGGTCGTCCTGGTCGGGATCGTCGGTACTGCTGGGCAGTGGAGTGAACTCGATAGGTGCGCCTTCCATGTAGGGGGCGCGCACGGCCATGGCGTAAGCAACGGCCACATCGCCGTGGCGCTGTTTGCCGTCTTCCCCTTTACCGCTACCTTTTTCGATTTGGGGCACGCCTTTCACCACCTGGATTTTGCGCAGATCGTTCAGGACGTTGGTGGTTTTGGGGTGTTCGATGTCGTTGTCTTCGTACTTGGCCTTAAATTTGGGCATCCATTCGCGGTACCAGGCGATGTTGAGCTGAACCTGCTCGACCATTTCGGTGCCGTACTTATCCGCTGCTTTCTCGGCCAGGGAACCGCCGTTACCGGTGGCATCAAATGATGCACCTACAAAGCGGGGCAGGTGATCGATCACGTAGAACATGATCTGTTCTTGCTGGCTGTAAGGTACGTTGCGCAGTTCCAGGTGAAAGGGAATGCGGATACGGGTATCGGGCAGGATGGTGGCCGGGGCGAAGATGGAAAGGTCTCCTTTGCGGGCAAAGTCTTCGCCGAAGGCGTGGTTATGGTCGGGATTGAGGTTGGCCAACAGCGGTCCAACGGTTTCTTCCAGCCACTGGCTGACCTCTTCTTCACGCTGGTATACGGGCCAGTTTTCAAAGTTGTGCGGGGCTTCGAACGTAACGACCTGGTGTTCTGGCTGCATCGCCCGTTCGATCAGGGCGCGGCTTAGGTAGGCACCGCCGCCCTGTTTGGGCACGCAGTAGTATTCTTCCTGGGCGTCCTCTTCGGTGGCGGTGCCGCGCAACAGATCAGCTTTCCATTGGTCTTCGGCTTCCTGGCTCCACTCTTTGCGGGTGATTTGGCAGATGCGTTTGTAGAGACCTTCGGCACAGGCATCGTCCAGATCGATAGTGTGGATGCTGTAATCTTTGCGTCCGGCGCGGCTATCCTGGATCAGTTGGTTGAAGAGGTTTTCGACGCCGTTGTGGGTGCTGATGAGGCGTACTTTGCTGCCCCACATGGTGAGGGCGAGGGCGGCTTTGAGTACTTCGGCCAGTCGATCATGGAAGGCCGCTTCGTCGATGGTGACGTTGCCCTGCATACCACGCAGGTTGGCCGGGTTGGAGGAGAGCGCCTGCACTTTAAAGCCGGATGCAAAGTACACCACAAAGGTGAGGATCTCTTTGCCATCCTGGCCATCGTCGATAAAGATCTCTTCGCGAATTTCACCGGCGGCTTTATCAAAGGCTTTGGCCCACATGGCCACGGCTTCGATAAACTCGCGGGCCATCTCTTTATTGCTGCCCACGTAGAAGTGGTTGCAGCCACCTTCACTGCGGGCGGTGGCGGCGCAGAGTGTGGCGTCGGCCCCTTCGGCCCAGGTGAGGCCGGTACGGCGAGATTTCTCGGCGAGCTTGAGGGCTGACTCGTCGGCGATCCAGCGTTTCTGGTAGCCCAGCAGCACCTCGGCGGCGTTGAACTGCTGCAGCTCTTTTAGATTGCTTTCGGCGATGGAGCCAAGGGGCTGATCGGTTAGTGGTGTACTCATCAGGCAATCCCCAGGATCTGTTCTTTGATCGCTTTAACGCCTTCGCGGGTGAGGCCCTGCTGTTTGGCGACGGTTTCAGCGGCTGCGGCGGCGTCTTCGGCGGCGAGTTTGCGGATCTCCCGTTCACGTTTTTCGTTTACGCTGGCGGCTTCTTCCAGGTGTTTAATGGCGAGGGAGAGTTCTTTCAGCAGCTTGGGTGGCACCGGGTCTTCGCCTTCGCTCATGGTGAGGGCGGTTTCGAACGCCATGGTGCGGGTGAACTCGTTGAGCAGTTTGCCGACCTGGCCTTGGGGCTGGTTGCCCAGTTTGCCTATCCACATCTCGGCGATCTGGCGGGATTGACGCATCTTTTCGCCGATGGCGTCCATGCGCTGGCTGTAGCGGTTAACGGCGGATTTGCTGACGCGCTGATCGTGGCCTTCGGCTGCCAGCAGGGCGTTTACCCGTTGGGCGGCTTCTACCTGGCCGACGGCCGGATCTCGCAGTAGCTCGTGTAGGGCGTCGCGGATCTCATCCGGTAACAGATCGATGGAGGATTTGCGCGGCATATCAGGCACCTGGTCCTGGGCGTTTTACACCGGGTGTACTGCTGCGACCCTGGGCGATGTCTAGCCCGCGTTGGGTGAGGGTGACCACCAAAACGCTGTTGAGCTGTTCATAGGTGACCAGTTCTTGTTCTTGCAGCCAGTGGATTTCGCTGTGGAGTTTGTCGCGGCTGACGCTGTGACCGTACAGGTCCAGGGACTGTTGCAGGATGCTGGAGTTGATGCGGTAGTCGTTGTCTTCCGCCAGCAGGCGCAGCAGCACCAGGCGGCGGTCTTCCTGTTCGAAGGTTTTGAATGGCGGCATGGGGTTAGTCCTTGTTTAGCAGGTAGTCGTGGATGCGTTGCACCATCTGGGTGTTGGTATTGAGGGCGGATTGCATACCGGAGATCTCTTCGCGCACCTTGGCGATGTCTTCGTGGGTGGGTGCGTGCTTGAGGTGTTCTTCGGCGGTGATGATGCGTTTTTCCAGATCATCCTGGCGCTGGTCCATCTCTTCGATGGCGGCGCGGTTTTTATCCTGTCCGGTACGGAGACCCACCCAGATGGCGATGGCCAGTGTGAAGACAAACTGCACGGCATCTACGGCGAACTTGGCGGCATCCCAGTTAACGGTGTCCATGGGCTTTTTCCTCCTGGGATTGGCAGTGGATGCAGCGGGCGGCGTTAGGTTTGGCGCTCAGGCGCTGGGGGCTAACGGGTTCATCACAGTCGATGCAGCAGACCACACCATTGATGATCTGTTGGGGTGGTTCGGGTGTGGTGTGCAGCGCTTCTTGCAGGGCTGCCTCGCGTTGGCGCATTTCGATGGCTTTGGCGCGGTCGAGTTGGTCTGTCATGGTTAGTCCTTCCGCATGACTTCGGTGATTTTCGGGGTGATCTTTTCTGCACTGCGACCGATGACGTAACCGCCGAGGCCGATCTGCAGCAGCGTCCAGGCTTCTGGTGCCAAGCGGAATGCGGTCCAGCCAAAGGTGTCGGCTACCACCAAAAACAGAAAGGTGAGCATGGTGATGGGCCGCCAGTTGCGTTGCATCCAGCTTTGGCCGTTGGCTTCGGCGGTGATGACTTTGGCCTTGGCTTCCACCAATCGGGCTTCGTATTCCATCATCCGGGCGGCGAGGGTGGCCTGTATCTGGAACAGCCCACTTTTGATCTGCAGGCGTTCTTCTTCTGAGGTATGCAGGTCATCAACCAGTTTGGTAACGGGGTTGAGCAGCCCGGTTAACGTTTGCCAGGCGCTCATACTGGGTAGGTTTCCCAGCTGAGTTGGAAGTGGCCTGCATCGATAAACGGTGCTTCATCGGCGGCTTTCTTGCGTTGCAGGTAAGCCATCATGGCTTCGGGCGCATCTGCGTAGAGTTCGAGTGCATCCCAGCAGCCACCCCATTCAATGGATACATCCAACTCGATAGCGGCGGTGCGTATGGCGTCGGCAATATCGCACAGGTGGCCAACATCCCAGCTGGAGGCGCTGCCGACCCAGCCCGCCAGATCTACCGCATGAGATACCGGGCCAAGTTCAGGTGCATGTTTTGGCACTTTGGGAAGGTGGCGGCTGTTAAGCGTTTGGCTTTTACCGGACTCGTAGCGCTTGCGCTGGGTGGCTTCGGAGCGGGTGCCAACGATGACGGAAAAATCGGTTTCGGTGATCTGGATGGCGCGTTTGATGACACGAACCAGATCTGGATGAACGCCTTTCAGGCGGCTTTTGGACGTGCGCCCCAATTTGTACTTTGCTGCTGGCTTGGCCATGTTAATCCCCTGTATCTGTTTGCGCTTTGGTTGGAATGGAAGCGTTGCAGATAGAGTGCCGGGGATTGGGAGAGGGATGGTTTAACGTGGGTTGGAGATTGGTATAGGATTGCTGTTTTAAAGGAATCTATTCGGTAGGGATACGATGAAATACAAGTTGCAGTATATAGAGGCGGTTGAGCGCAGTGAGGAACATGGACTGGTGGATAAGAGCCAAGTATTTCCGATGATGCCAAAGCCCCTTAAAGAAGTCGAAATTCAGAAATACCTCGATGTTAGTTGCGCTCTTTTGTCTGAAACTGACCTTTCCAATACGCGAAACTTAGTTGAGAATTGTGCGCTCGTTCACTACCTTCTTGGCCAATCTCTAAATGCGCGGAATCTCCCTTGTCACGTAACCGTTGGCGAATTTCATCGTGATGGTCGGCCATATTTCAATTTTGCTTCAATTGATGAATTGATTCAGGAAGCTTCATCACCGAATCATGGTGACCCAATAGCTTTGCATGCTTGGTTGACGTTGCCAGATGGCTCTGTGATGGACTGGACTATGTTAGCTGATATGAATGTGCTTGAAGGTAACGCACCACCTCTGTTACAGCATTGTTGTATCTATATGCCAGCTAATGCTTTTGATCCTGATTTCTTCTATGTACCTAAGCTTGTAGGACATAGTTATCTGGAGAAGATCGGAGCCGTGCTTCCTTCCTAACTTAATGGTTCCGTATCACGGATACGATTTCGCCATCTAGGCTGAGTTTAACCTTGGCCATCCCGGAAACCCGTTTACGAAACATATTGTTTGCTGTG